ATATACTCTTGAAATGGTCAGGATTGATGACAAAGTTAAAGAAGTCATCACAAAGATCAAGCTGGAAGAAGCAGCTATTGCCCACAGACAGAATACTGTTGAAGGTGCAGCTCCACAAGTTTCAGTAGCTACTTAGTAAAAAGCTACATCGTTGAATAAATTCAATTCACACTACAGGCTCTCTTGCACTCTATCAAAATCTAGTATATAGTTTTATCACTATACAAATTAATTAGAACATAGACGCGTATAGTCGACGGCCTAGAGACTATGTTCGGAAACTAGGAGGATATAATTATGGCAAATACTACATTTTCGGGACCGGTCAGATCAGAAGCTGGCTTTCAGGTCGCGACTAAAAACGCAACAACAGGTGCAGTTACAACTAGAATGAGTTCAGGTATGCCTGACTTAACTGGTTTAGCAAAAGCAGACGTAGCAACAGGTGCTGGTTTCGCATTTGCAGCAGACACTATAACAATTGTAAACTACACAGGTGCAGCCGCAGCAAGTTGTACACTACCTGCAGCAACAGCAGGAACAGTATGTGTTTACATGCAAGCAGTTGATACAACTGGTGGAACTAACACTCTAACTTTTGATGCAGCTGGAACTGACGTTTGGGCTACTGGTTCAGTAATTGAATCAAGATCAGGCGGAGAGGCAGATGTTGATATTTCTACAGCAGGTGAAACTCAATTAGTTTTCACTGCCGCTAACGCAGCTACAAACCTTTTAACAACTGGAAGCATGATTGCTTTTATTTGTTATGAAACAGGTACATGGCATATTGCAACTAAACTGGGTGGCGCAGCAGACGCTACTACAGGTGCATTTGCATTTGCAGCGTAATAAATAATTAGTGTGGGGCTTCGGCCCCACATATTAATTTTAAGGAGAAAAATATGAGTTCAGATCAGAAGTTTACGACACTAACAGCTGATGGAAGATTTAAAACTATAACAGGTGGTAGTACAAATTTAGGACCATGTAGAGTTACATATATACAAGCTCATGGTGGAACTAATTGTTTAGTAAAACTACATGATGGAACAGATGCTACAGGTTCTTTACAGTTTCAAGCTAAATTTAGTGATGAAGGTTTAGATATCTATGTTCCAGGAAATGGTATTAGATTTGAAACAGGAGTATATTTAGATTTAACTACTACAGATTCTGTTACTATTGGCTACACTGGCTAGGAGTTTAAATGGCTAACACGACTTCGGGTACAACTACATTTGATAAGACATTTGCTATTGATGAGATAATAGAAGATGCTTTCGAACGTATCGGATTAAATTCTGTAGCAGGCTATCAATTAAAGTCTGCAAGAAGGTCTCTTAATATTTTATTTCAAGAATGGGGTAATAGAGGTATTCACTATTGGGAAATAGATGAATTAGATTTAGATTTAGTTGAAGGTCAAGCAGAGTATGATTTTTTTAGATCAAGTGATGATGGCACAAGTGCTACATCAAATCCAAATGGAATATATGGAATATCCGATGTCCTTGAAGCACAATTAAGAAGTAATAGAACACAAACAACTCAATCAGATAGTCCCATGACAAAAGTAGATAGATCTACTTATGCAGGATTCTCGAATAAATTATCAAAAGGCACACCTAATCAATATTGGGTAGAAAGATTTATTGATAAAGTTAGAGTTCACGTTTATCCAACACCAGATGCAACAAACGCATCTAAAGACATGCACTTCTATTACATAAAAAGAATTCAAGATGTGGGTGACTATACGAATGCAACAGATGTCCCATTTAGATTTGTGCCTTGTATGACAGCTGGATTATCTTTTTATTTAGCACAAAAGTATCAACCACAACTTACACAACAAATGAAACTATACTATGAAGATGAATTAGCTAGAGCATTAGCAGAAGATGGTTCAGCTTCTAGTACATACATTACACCAAAAGCATACTACCCAGGAGCATAATGCCAAAATACGCTACAGGTAAATACGCAAAAGCAATATCAGACAGATCTGGTATGGAGTTTCCATATAAAGAAATGGTTAGAGAGTGGAATGGTTCGTTTGTTCACGTATCAGAGTTTGAACCAAAGCAACCACAATTAGAGCCAAAGCCAATGGCCGCTGATGGTGTTTCTATAAGAAATGTTAGATCAGATAGAAGTGAACCACCAACTGCAATTCTTTTACCAAAAGATCCTTTTACAGTTACAAATGGTAGTGCAACTTTAACTGTTAGTTTACTTAATCACGTTTTAGAAGTTGGAGATTTTGTTTTATTTTACAATCCAGCTAGTAATGATCCTGCGCAAAGTTTTAATTTAGGATCAAATCTTTTTCCAATATTTGCAACAGCTGATGCAATTACATCCTCTGCAACAACAGCTACTTTTGATACTAATACTAATTTTCCTGCAACAGGTTTTTATTTTGTACAAAGTTCAACTTCGCCTAGTTCAACAAATCCTGATTATGTTCCTGTTGTCCAAAGAGAAGTTATTAAATATACAGGTAAATCTGGAGGACAAACGTTAACAGGTTTAACAAGAGGCACAAATGCACCTTTTAGAGGAGAAACACCTGATAGCACGGACGCTACAGCACATGCTTCAGCTTTAGTTTTTCCAGGTTTAGAGATACAATCTGTAACAACAAGAACTGAACAAACCGGGGCTATGCCAGCTACAAAAACAGTTAATACAGGCTTCACTGTTACCTTGCCTTATAACGCAGTTGGTAATATAACAGGTGGTGGAGAAAACATTTATGTTAGTCCAATGATAAGAGGTATATTATGATAAGTTATATTTGGAATAAAATTAAAAATATATTTAAACCTGAGAAACAAGATCCACATGTTGTTTTGTATGAGGAAGTAAAACCTAAACCAGATCCTTGTAGTAAACACATATACTATAGAAAAAGCTGTCCAGTTTGTAGAGAATTAAGACAAGCAGGAGTTATTTAATGTCAGGGATAAGTGCATCAGGATTAAAAACACAAATTAAAAGTTACACAGAAACAGATTCTAATGTTTTATCAGATTCTGTTTTAGAGAATATTATTTTAAATGCTCAATATAGAATAATGAGAGATGTTCCTATTGATGCTGATAGAAAACAACAAACAATTAATTTAGTTCCAGGTCAAGAAACTATCAACGCTCCTGCAGGATGTTTATTTATTAGAGCCATTCAAGTATATGATTCTAATTCAGTTATAACTGGTGCAAATACTTTTTTAGAAAAAAAGGACATGAGTTATTTACAAGAATATCAAGATATAACAGGAACATCCGCAGCACAAGGTAAACCAAAATATTATGCTTCTTTTGGAGGTGCAACTGGAAACACAGATACGACATCAGGTAGAATATTTTTAGCTCCTACACCTAATACTAATTATATAGCTAGAATACATTTTAACAAAATGCCTGGTCTTTTAGAGGGTGATAATACTAATTATATTAGTCTTAACTTTCCAAATGGACTTTTATATTGCTGTCTATCAGAGGCATACGGCTTTTTAAAAGGTCCAATAGATATGTTGACACTTTACGAAAATAAATATAAACAAGAAGTACAGAAGTTTGCTAACGAGCAAGTTGGTAGAAGACGAAGAGATGACTACACAGATGGCGCTGTTCGTATTCCAGTAACCTCAGCAAACCCATAGGAGATAAATTATGGCAATTACATCAGCGATATGTTCAAGTTTTAAACAAGAACTTTTACAAGGTAAACACAATTTTAGTTCATCAGGTGGACATACTTTTAAATTAGCTTTATTTACTAGCTCTGCATCTTTAGGTGCATCTACAACAGATTATTCAACTTCAAACGAAATTACAAATACATCAGGAACTGCTTATACAGCAGGTGGTGCAACTCTAACAAGATCAGGAGTTGGTTTAACTAGCACAACTGCATTTACAGATTTTGGTGACGTAACTTATACATCTGCATCTTTCACAGCAAACGGTGCAATGATTTATAACACTACAACAGCTGGTGGATCAGGAACAACTGATGCCGTTGCAATCATAGCTTTTGGTGGTGACAAAACAGCAAGTAATGGAACTTTTAAAATTGAGTTTCCTACAAACGACGCGACAGCAGCAATAATCAGATTAGCATAGGAGGTCGACTATGTCGGTATCTTCAGGATGGGGCAGGTTCACCTGGGGCCAAGCTAATTGGAATGAAAATCAAAAATTTGCAGAGGGTTGGGGAGCCAAGACTTGGAATGAACAGTCTTGGGGAGATCTTAATGATGTAACTGTTTCTTTAACAGGTCAAGAAATAACTTCAAACATGGGTATAGAAGGCTGGGGTAATAATACCTATGGTCAAGGTGCTTGGGGTGAGTTTGCAATTACAATTGGTTTAAGTCCTAATTTTGATATCAGTGGTATAGAATTTTCATCTAGCGTAGGTTCTGTATCAGTGACTGGTTCAGCAGTTGTAGAACCATCAGGTGTTTCATCATCATTTAATGTTGGATCATTGGCAGTTGAATCAGATGCTAACGTTTCAATGTCAGGTGTCTCTGCTTCTTTTTCAATAGGTTCTGTTTCTGTCGATGATCAAGTTGTAGGTTTAACAGGACTTGATTTAACTTTAAGTCAAGGAACAGTTACAATACCAAACGCAACAGCGATTGTATCTGGTCAGTCCATGACTTTAAGTCAAGGAACTGCAATTGCTTTTTCTAATAATCAAGTTGATGTAACTGGATTTTCTTTAACTTCATCTTTAGGTAGTGCAAATGTACCAAACAACACCGCAATATTATCAGGTATTTCTGCTGAATTTACTTTAGGAACTATTGTAGGATTAGGTAGTGCTGTTGCTTCTCCTACTGGTGTCAGCATGACTTCTAGTGTTGGTGCATTAGATCCTAATGATATGACACTAGGTTTAACAGGTGTATCTGCTTCCTTTACAATAGGAACATTACCTGCTATACCGGACATGGTCGCAGGATTAGACGGTTTGTCTGCAACCTTTAGTGTTGGAACTGTAAACATTTTTGCTTATGGCGATGTTGACACTGGTCAAAATAATAGCTATAGTAATGTACCTACAGGAACAAATAATAGTTATTCTGATGTTGCAACAGGAACAAATAACAGTTATACTGATGTAGCAGCATAGGAGATAAAAATTTATGGCATCAACATATACACCTCTCGGTATAGAACTTCAAGCAACCGGTGAAAACGCTGGTACATGGGGTACCAAAACTAATACTAATTTACAAATTATTGAACAAGTAGCTGGTGGTTATACTACTCAGGCAGTATCGGATTCAGGAGATACAACATTATCTGTTTCAGATGGTTCAACAGGAGCAACTCTTTCACATAGAGTTATAGAATTTACAGGAACATTAACAGGAGCGAGAAACGTAACAATTCCTCTTGATGTACAAAATTTTTACATTTTAAAAAATGCAACATCAGGTTCTCAAGTTGTAACATTTAAATATGCTACAGGTACAGGAACTTCAGCTGCAGTACCAAACGGTAAAACTGTAATTGCATATGCAAAAGCTGATGATGGCACAAATCCAAATATCACTATGCAAGAATTTGGAGGAGATGTTGTTGATGATACATCACCACAATTAGGTGGTAACTTAGATACAAACTCTTTCATGATAGACTTCGATGATGCTCATGGTATCAGAGATGAAAATGGAGCAGAACAACTAATTTTTGAAACAACTGGATCTGCAGTAAACCATATTGATGTAACTAACGCTGCAACAGGCGCGGGACCTCAAGTAGGTGCAGTTGGGGATGATTCAAACGTTGATTTAAAATTAAGACCAAAAGGAACTGGTAATATTGAAATTATGGGTGCTACAAACCCAGGAACTGTGCAACTTAATTGTGAAAATAACACCCACGGGATTCAATTACAATCACCTCCACATAGCGCTGCACAGAGCTATACACTAAAATTCCCCACTGGAAACGTGACAGCAGATAGATTTTTAAAGGTAGACAGTATCACAGGATCTGGTACGACAGCAGTTGGACAATTATCTTTTGCAGAAGTTAGTGGTGTAACAACAGGAAAAGCTATTGCAATGGCTTTAATTTTCGGATAAAAGGAGACAATTATGGCAAACCCAAATATAGTAAATGTAGCAACAATTAAAGGTGGTAATCTTGGATTTAATTTATCCGCTACTACTACAGCTACTTTATTAACAGTAGACTCAGATAAAATTTTAAAAATAAATAGAATTACAGTTGCCAATGTAGATGGTACAAACGCAGCAGATTTAGATTTATTTGTTGATGGTTTAACAACTGGAGGTGCAGATGGAATTACACCAACAGGAGCTGACGCAACAGTCTATTTAGCAAAAACAGTTTCAGTGCCAGCTGACGCAACGTTAGTTATTTCGGACACACCTATCTATCTTATGGAAGGTGATATATTAAAAGGCGGAGCAAGTGCTGCTTCGGATCTAGACTTATTCATATCGTATGAAGTGTTAGACGACGCGTAGGAGGTACTATAGGCTATGGC